TATCGACCGACGAAGATGGTGATCTTATTAGTTCAACTGGTGACATTGTTACTGATTTAGTATCTCAGATTGCTGACGAAATCAATGCCGATTCGGGTACTGAACAGAAACGTGGTGACAAATACCAAATAAAAGCTGTTACAGTTCAGACATCTAATGGTCCTGTTACTACTTATAATATTGTTAATATGGAAGATAGTACGATTATTGGCACTGCACTCATAAATGAGTATACTAATCTATATGAAGTCACTTTACTGAATCAAGAAAAATATACAGTAGAACAATATACTCCATTTGCATTACCGAAAGAATTTGATACTATAGATTCAATTTCTTCTTATTTCGAAACTAATTTTTAGGATACATTATGGCAGATCCAATAGTAGATGCACCTATACCAGATACTCCGCCACCTGAAGCAAAACTGACTGGACACAAAGCCCAGATTGCTATGAAAGGTATTAAGGCAATCAAAGAACAAATGATTGCTGGAGGATTTACTTCAAAATATGCACAATGTGCTGTGTTGGCTATTGCTGGAGGTGAATCTGCATGGCAATGTATTGCTGAAGGATATCCACATAGTTATAAACTTTTGACTAGTGGTAAATTTTCAAATGTATCAGAAGCTGATGCACAGAAATATAGTAATGCAAAGAAGAATGGAATCTCAAAGGTTGAATATTTTGGATGGTTGTATGGTACTAGATTAAGAAAATCTGCTGCTGAAGGTAATTACTACGGACGTGGTTATATTCAGTTGACATTTTCTGATGCTTATGATAAAATGTCAAAGCGTATTGGCGATCCAAATATTGACCTTTTAAAGAATCCAGAATTACTTGAAGGTGAAAGTGATGAAGCAATTCTTACTAATGCAAAATATGTTGTAGCATTCCTCAAATGGAAAATGAAAGATTGGAAGACTGCCCAGCATAGTCCTGGATTTATGGAATATGCATTGAAAGCTGTTGGAGGACTTCAAGATAGATGGCCACTAAAAAGAAGATATAATGAATACTTTTTAGGTGGAAAACCTGCTCCTGCTCCGGCATCAGATAAAGATCCAGCTACATCTACAATTCAGAAAACTCCTAAAGAAATTGCTACTGCTCCTCCACATAAGAAAGAAGCATATACTGAACCAAGAGATGAGAATTTTGATAAGAATGGATTTACAGATCCAGAAGGTAAGTATCCTTTAAGGGATTACATGAATGAGCCAGATACTAATCGTCTTGCTCGTGGAATTCTTAAAGGTACAAATATCGAATATAAAGACCAGACTAGACACAAATCGATACCAACTCCTAATGGAGGAAGTTACGAACAACCTAGAGCAGGATTTAGTTCCGTTTATCCTTACAATAAAGTGTTTGAATCTGAAAGTGGTCACGTTCTTGAATTTGATGATAGTCCTGCTGGTGAACGTGTAAACTTGTATCATAAGAAAGGCACATTTATTGAAATCGATGCTAATGGTACTCAAGTCAATCATATCATTGGCGATGGGTATTATATTGTAGAACATAATGGTAACATATTTGTTAATGGATGTTGTAATATTACAATCAATGGTAATACCAATCTGTTATGTGGTGGAGATGCTACCGTTGAAGTAAATGGTACCAGTGATATCATTCTTCATAATGATGCTAATATTGGTGTTGCTAAAGACTTGAATATTGCTGTCGGTGGCGATATGAATGTTCTTGTTGAAGGTAACTATAATCTTGAAGTTGGCAAGACATTCAATACTCGTACTATTGGTACTATGTCACTCGAATCCAACGATGCATTAAAATTGAAGACTCAAAAGAATATCAGTATGGAAGGTGGAGATACTCAATCTACTGCTGAAACTCTTATGAAACTTTCAGGCGATATCAAAATAGAAACAGATGGTGCTTACCAAATTAAAGCCAAATCTATTCAATTCGAAACTACTGAAACTCTCAAATTAAATGCTGGTGGTCAATTAAGTGCTAAAGGAACAAAAATTAATCTTAATGATCCTGATGAAACGATACCAACATTGGATAAATTAGGAACTCCTAAGAAACCAGTAGACTTTAAAGGTGATACTAAATCTAATACAGAAGAACATGTATTGGTTGATACGTCACTTAATCCAGCAGGAGAATTCAATCCTAATACTTTAAGTGAATCGGTAATGGATTCTGTTATTAATAAGTTACCATTGTCAGATGATATTAAAGGATTATTTGGTGGAACTACTCCAGATGTATATGATAAGAAATATGCTGATCAGCCAATCGAAACTAAAACGTCACTTCAAGCAGCAGGGGTTTCTAAAGGAAGATTGGTAGTTCCTCCAGTAGCAATACCAAATAATACAATATTGGATAATTTACCATCGCCCGATAGAATATCAGAAATGAGATATGACACCGAAGAAGATGCTGCTAGCGTAAAAGGTGCTAAAGCAATTGCTGCTAGAGATAGTACAGAAGAAGCAAAAGATGAATTAGCAAACAGAGAATCTTCTACTAATACTATTAAAGATGATGATGGTAATATAGTTGATGCACCTTCTTTGTCTGGTGGATCAAGTTCATCTAAAGGATTATCGGCTGATAAGAAAGCAGAAATTGATGCTAAATCTGATTTCCCTATGAGTTACCCACTATCCAAACACTTTACTCTTGGAATGCTCATTAAGGATAAGAATGTTCTACGAGACCAAATGTTGCCTGGTGGTAAAAGTGAAAAAGCTGGAACTCCTACTAGAATGTATACCAAACAGGAACTGGTGGCTAATTTAGCAGCATTGTGTGAAAACTGTTTAGAACCAATATATGATTTATTAGGACCGTGTACTGATATGAGTAGTAATGGCACTTGGAAAATTAACTCTGGACTACGGAATCCTGGAAGTGTTGCTGGTTCAGGTGACGGTTCGGATCATAATAAAGGACGTGCTTGTGACTTCCAATTACATCCTAAAAGATCCATTACAGAAATGTACACCTTGGTAATGAAAATAGAAAAACTATTGCCATATAATCAATTGATATTTGAATATAGAAATGGTGGTGCTTCAAACTGGATTCATGTATCTTATTCAACTCAAGGCAATCAGAAACGAGCATTCACTATGATTAATGATAAACCAGTTAATTCATCAGGACAACCTGCTTCTGGTTCAACTGGATTATTTAAGTTCTTTGCTAAGGATTAATAGAATGCACCTGTAATTGATTCAGGTTATAACCAAATGTATTGATAAAACCCATTAAGATATAATATACAGCATATTGATGGGTCTTGTCAACATTATTAAGGAAACAAAATGTCAAGTAAAGGAATAGCACGAGGTTCAGGAAAAGATACTGTATCAACTGGTCATCAATGTGATGCTACAACCACAGCCAATCAATGTTCATCTGATGTTATAATCAATGGCAAAGGTGCATGTAGATTGGGAGATACTATAACTATTCATAATCATAAAGTTGGTGATAGTTGTGTTCCTCATACTGCTTCAATAACTTCAGCATCAAGTTCAGTATTTGTAAATGGGATTGCTATTGCTAGAGACACCGATAGTGCTGATTCTGGTTCAATATCTTCAGGTTCAACAGACGTATTTGCAGGATAATAAATGAAAAACACTCGCACATTTTCAGACATAGATTTAAACTTCAATCCGGTAGCGTCGTCTCAAGATAGATACGATGTTGCTGTTGATACGGATTCCTTAATAACTTGTGAAGATACTACACCAATCGTAATAGGTTCCAATACTCTATTTTCCTATATGATTAAACCCAATGATAATCTTTACATTAATGGATCATTCATTGGCAAAATCAAATCAATAGAATCTGATACTCAACTTACGCTCATTGCTAACAGTACTCAATCACTTCAAGTTTCTGGTACTCAATTGAAGTATTCTACTCCTGGTGATATAGCATTACGATATGATGCTAATGCTATCAAAGGTTCCTTACGTAACTTGATTCTTACTATGAATCATGAAAGACCTTTCAATAGTAAACTAGGTTCTCAGGTAAAAGCATTAATGTTTGAACCTGCGGATCCAATTACTCATATCAAGTTAAAGCAGTCCATTATCAATACCGTGAATGCTTATGAACCTAGAGTTCAGTTGTTGGATGTAGTTGTCGATATGAAACCAGAATCCTATTCTGTAAATATTTCAATCATATTCCAGATAATAAATACAACAGAACCACTAAAAATAGATTTAGTTCTTAATCGAACACGATAACCATAAGGAAGTGCCGTGGCCAATAACAAAATCACAACTCAAGATTTAGATTTTGATGGTATAAAATCCAATCTGAAAACCTTCTTTCAAGGTCAGACCGAACTATCAGATTATAACTTTGAGGGTTCTGGTCTTGCTTTGCTTCTGGACGTTCTAGCATATAATACTCATTATAATGCACTTTATACTAATCTTGCAGTCAATGAAGCGTTCTTAGATTCTGCTGTTAAAAGAAATAGTGTTGTATCAAAAGCATTTGAATTGGGTTATTTACCAAAATCAGCAACTTCTGCCAAATCTACAGTTAATATTACTGTATCTGGTGTTACTGGAAGTCCTGGATTATATTCACTTTCTGCTAATACGCCATTTACTACCAATGTGAATGGAACAACATATACATTCTACAATTTGGCACCTGCTGTTGCTCAGAATAATGGTGGCACTTACAAGTTTTCTAATGTCGTTTTGACTGAAGGTATTCCATTAACTCAATCGTATATTGTATCGGATACCACAAGTTATATTATATCCAATCAGAACTGTGACATTTCTACTCTAACTGTGGACGTCTATGATAATCCAAATTCAAGCGTAAAAACTAAATTCAGCCAAGTTGATGATATCATATCAGTTCAAGTAGATGAACCAGTATACTTCATTAAGGAAATTGAAGGTGGTAAGTATGAAATTCAATTTGGTAATGGACGAATTGGACGTGCTGTAAGTAACGGCAATATGATTGTAATGAACTACATGGTATCCAATAGAGCTAATGCTAATGGTGCTAGAGTATTCAATACAACTGGTCTTGGTAGTAGTACAAACATTGTCACATTGACTACATCTAGTGGTGGTGGTGATGCTGAAACTATTGAAGATATTAAGTTCAATGCGCCACGTCTTTATAATGCTAACAATAGAGCAGTAACTTCCGAAGATTATCGTTCATTGCTTATTGCAAAGTTTCCAAATATCGATTCCATTAATGTGTGGGGAGGAGATGATAATATTCCTCCAGTTTATGGCAAAGTGTTTATTTCCATACTACCAAAATATAATGGAGTCTTGACTACTGCTGAAAAAGATATTATCAAGAATGATATCCTGAAATCAAGAAAAACTGTAACGATTGTTCCTGAATTTGTCGAACCATTCTATCTGAATATCAAACTCAATACTACAGTATACTACAATTCAGATACAACTTCAAAATCTGCTTATGATATTTCGGTTGCTGCTACTAATGCTATATTGGATTACAACAATACTAATTTGAAGAAATTCGATTCAATCTTTAGATACTCAAAACTAATGGCTGCTATTGATGGTGCTGATATCGCTATCAACAGTAACATATCGACTTTGGTTATTGATAGAACATTACCAGTAAAGTTTAATGTTACTACAAACTATTTGTTTCATATTGATAATCCTGTCTATAGTTCAGGAGTTCCTGAGGATGCAGTAACCTCAAATGGATTCTATGTTTTTGGTGATAATACGAATATTCAGTACTTGAAAGATGATGGATACGGAATTATTCAGAGATACTATATTGATCCAATCACATTATTGCCAGTCTTTACTAATACTAATCAAGGTACTATAAACTATTCGACTGGTTCATTATCGCTGACTGCATTGCATGTTACTAGATTTGCAAGTACTGAATTGATTATTTCCTTTAAAATGCAATCCAACGATATCTTGTCAGTTAGGGACCATATTGTTAGAATTGAACCTGCATCGTTAACAGTAACATCAATTCCAGAATCTGGTAGTTCTGGTTTAACTCACACCTTTACTGCAAGTAGATAAAGATGACTTATAAAATACCAGCTGTTTCTGTTATTTTAAACCAGTTTCCTGAGTTTACAAGGGAAGACTATCCGGCGTTCATTAAATTTGTAGAATTATACTACAAACACCTTAACGACACTCAGGTTGCTGGTATTGGACAAAGTTTCGATTCCATAAGAGATGTTGATACTACTCTTGATAAGTTTATTGATGAACTATGGAAAGAATATGGTATCAATTTACCAAGAACCAATAGTGTCAATGATCGGTACTTTCTAAAGCATATCAAGGAATTCTATTCTGCTAAAGGTAGTGAAGAATCTTTCAGAATGCTATTCCGTCATCTGTATAATACAGAGATTGAAATCAAGTATCCAAAAGAACAGATACTGAAAACTTCGGACGGCACATGGACACAGGATATTTCTGTTCTAGTGAATGTTACTTCTGGTGACATTTTCAGTATCATTGACCAACAAATAACTGTTTTTACTAATCAACAAACTATCAAAGTAGTTGCTAATAGAGTGCGATTACTTGATGATGGTCATTATGAAGTATTTCTTGATAAATTCCAAAGAGATTTAATATCAATTGGAAGTATTCTAGTAATGAATGATATTAGTGCTACTGTGGTAGAAACTATATCGAAGATTACAGTATATAAAGCAGGTGCTGGGTTTTTTCTAGGACAAATTTTTGTTCTGCCTTCTGTGTCTGGTACTAATGCAAGGGTTAAAGTTACTAAGGTTGGACCAATTGGAGAGTTATTAGAAATCCAAATATTAGATTTCGGATCTGGTTACGTATCCGATTTTAATACAACTGTAGTGTCAGGATCAACTCCATCGATGATAGTAACTGGTCAACTTTCATCACAGACATTAGGGTTTATTGATAGTGGATTCATATCATCTAATTTCTATTCAGAATTGGATTATACTACAGGTTCATATTCTGGCGAAACTATAAGAGAATTTTATACTAGAATAGACGTACCCGAAGGTACCACAGTAGATGATAGTAAGGTAGCTGTGTTGTTAATTGAAATTGGTTCCATTAGAAGATATCCAGGTTTCTATTCAAATAGTTCTGGATTCTTATCAGATGCATACTATCTTCAAGATGGTTATTATTATCAAGACTTCTCGTACGTGATTTCTTGTGTAGAATCTATCAATACTTATAGAAATATCATAAAGTCACTTTTACATCCATCTGGGATGAAATTATTTGGCAATCAGATATTTAAAAATGAGTTTGACGTTAGAAGTGTAGTAGAAATTGCTTATCTATATTTCCAATTTGCAATAACCGATTCTATTGAATCTGTAGATAATTATAAATATAGTTTAAATAAACCAATTACGGAATTTCTTACAATATCAGATATTGGTGATTATGCTAGATATACTACAATTAATAAATCTATTTCTGATACATTATCATTATCTGAAACAGAAACACTTGGATTAAGTAAACCGTTAGTCGATTCTGTAAGCATAACTGGTGAAACAGAAATATTAGATTTTAGTAAAAATCTAACAGAAACCACTACATTATCAGAAACAGAAACACTTGGATTAAGTAAAAACTTAACAGACACATTTATATTATCAGAAACAGAAACACTTGGATTAAGTAAAAACTTAACAGACACATTTACATTATCAGAATCTGAATTATTAGATTTCAGTAAAAACTTAACAGACACATTTACATTTTTGGTAATCTATTATTGGGATACTTTATATGCTGATATTGAGTATATAGATAGTAATATTGAACCAATAATTTCTAAAGCCGGATCAATTTATTCTATATCATTAACAAACTAAAGGAACTATAATGCTTACTCAAGAAAATATATCGATGAAAGGTGAATTAACTATTGACAGATTTGATGTTAATGGTCAACTTATTGAACAGAAAAAAATTCCTAATCTAATCGTATCATCAGGTAAAAACTTGATGATTTCGAGATTATTAGGAACTACAGATGGGGTAATGACCCACATGGGCGTTGGTACCGGTGTTACTAGTCCAGTTATTGGAAATACTGCATTAGAAACACCATTGAGTGCTAGAATTGCATTAACTTCTGCCATACAATCTACCAATACAGTAACTTATGTTGGCACATTTGGAGCTGGTGTTTCTACTGGTGCGATTACTGAAGCTGGTATATTCAATGCACTTACTTCAGGTACTATGCTATGTCGTACTACATTCCCAGTAGTTAATAAAGCAGCAGGTGACTCAATTGTAATTACTTGGGTAATAACACTTTCTTAATTAGGAATAAAATATGACAGCAGCAATTTGCCCACTAATGCACAATACTATAGCAGATTCTATCTATAGTAGTGTAGTATCTAAATCGTCTAAGTATTATTATTTCTTGGGTAAAACTGTGCCGTATACTCTAGTCAACGGAGTTGAACAAGTAGAAACTCCGTTGACTTCTTATAAATATGAATTGGCCACAAGACGTGATATAATTTCTCTTAAACAAATTACTAATAACGATGTTAGTTATGTAGTACCTAGAATTGATTGGATACAAAATACTATCTACGACCACTATGATGATTCATATACAGTAGATAATCCAGCACAGTCGGGTTCTACTAGTATTAATGATGCTCAATTTTATGTACTAACATCAACATATAATCTTTATATGTGCTTGGATAATAACTACGATTCTCCATCTACAATCATGCCAACTGGATATGACGTGCTTCCATTTACTACAGACGATGGATATAAATGGAAATTCATGATGAATATACCATTAGCATTAAGATCTAAGTTCTTGACTGACCTACATATACCATTAACAAATGCGGTAAATACTATTTTCTATAATAATGGTGCAATTGACACCGTAACTATAGATTCTGCTGGGTCGGGTTATCCATCCAATACAACTGCATCGATTACTATAACTAGTCCGGAAATATCAAACGGTTCTTTTGTAGTTGGACAGACATATATCATTACCAATTTAGGAACAGCAACCTCACTTCAAGCAAAATGGAATATTGCAGCAGGAACTTCTAGTGTGACGTATGCAGTTGGCTCAGTATTTACGGCAGCTACTACTGGTTCTAATTTGACTGCTGCAAAAATCAAAGGAACTGGTGCAATATTAAAACCCTATATTTCTACTGTAGATGGTTCCATAGCTTCTGTTAAGATTACTAATGGCGGAACTGGTTACCCTTCAGGTACTACACTTACAGTTTTAGGAGTGGGTACTGGCAAATTTACCGGTAATAATACTGCATTGCTTACTCCAGCAATCGTTAATGGTGTTATTACTCATGTGATAATAACTGATCCTGGTAAAAATTACAATAACAATGCAACCAATCTTACGATACAAAGTGATACTGGAATAGATGCTCATATTTCTGCTATAGTAGAATCTGGACAGATTGTTGATGTAATTATTGATAATCCTGGATATGGTTATAAAGATGCTAAAATTACAGCAATTGGTACTGGAGGATCTGGTGCTAAATTGACTGCTATAGTAACTGGAGGTCAACTTGATACTATCCAAGCCAATGTTGAATTATTAGCAGTAGATGGTTCTATTGATTATATTAAGGTAATTGACGGTGGATATGGATATGCTAGCATTAATGTAACTATTACTGGTGATGGAACTGGAGCTACTGCTACCGCTAATATTACGAACGGTATAGTAACTTCAATTAACATAGTAACTAGAGGATTTGGTTATACTTATGCTGAGGTTAATCTGACACCAACTGGTGGTATCAATTCAACTCCTCCTACAGCAAGAGCTATTATTTCACCAAAATACGGACACGGAAATAATGCTTTATCTGAATTATTTGCTAGTACTTTAATGTTCTATTCTACTATAGCACAGGATAATAGTACTGGTTTTACTATGAATAATGACTATCGTCAATTTGGCATCATCAAGAATCCAACTCAAAATGATTCTACTCAATTGTTTTATGACAAACATGGAATTGCTTGCTATTCAGTAAATGCTACTATATCTAATGGCACAGTTGTCGAGGATATGATTCTTACGGATGTTGATGGTAATAGATATATTATAATAGCAAAAAGTTCTACTAGTTTATTATTACAGCCAAGAGACAATTCTACTTTGTTAATCGGTTCAACTTTAGTTAATGGTAATATTTCTGTATACATTTCTCTTATTAACTACGAACCAAATGTTGACAAATACAGCGGTGACTTGTTGTATATTGATAATAGATCAGCATTTTATCAAACAATAGACCAATCAGTAACATTGCAAACTATCCTAAAATTTTAATAAATACGATTATAATTTACTGTTACAGATAAGGAATACAGATGCTTAATTTCTCGGCCGCTCCCTACTATGATGATTTCGATGAGACCAAACATTTTCATAAGATCTTGTTCAAACCTGGTTATGCGGTTCAAGCAAGAGAATTAACTCAGCTTCAGACTATTATCCAAAACCAGATTGAACGATTTGGTAATTGGGCTTTTACCGATGGATACAAAGTTCACGGTGGTGATACTTCTCTCCTAACCGCTAATTCTATTCCCATCAATTCATTTACAGGAACTTCAGATTTAAGTTTCTTTAAAGACAAGATTGTCTATATTGGTAGCATTAGAAAAGAAGTAGTTCATACGGAAACCATAAACGGTATTGATTATATCTTTACTGTAGATAAAACTAATGGTGCTATTGTAGAAAATTCGACGCTATTGGTTGAAGGATATTCTACATACTCATTGACGGTTGAATCTTCTACAGTAACTACAATTTATGGTCAATCATTATTGTATAGATTACTCCCTAGTATATACTATGTAAGTGGAGTATTTGCAAAAGCTGAAGATCAGATTATAGTAGTTTCATTATCCAATATAAAAGTTTCATCTGACATATATTTGGTTGCTAATGAATATATCATAACTTCTAACGATGATGAATCTTTATTAGATAACGCTTATGGTTCACCAAACTATGCTGCTCCTGGTGCTGATAGACATTCAATGGAATTGATTCTTCAGACAACACTATCAAGTTCTGGATTGACTACCAATAGCAAACATTTTCTATTAAATAAACTTGTAGATGGTGTCATAGTATCTTCACCAAATAAACCAGAAACATCTGATTTTGAAAATCTTATTGCTGAAAGAACATATAATGAATCTGGAGATTATACAGTAATCCCATTCATTGGTCAAGTTTATGATGATCTTACAGATACTACAAAAGCAACTTTCAAATTAGATGCTGGTACTGCTTACATAAAAGGATTTGAAGTTAAAAAAGAAGCACAAACTTCCTTATCAATTGATAAAGCAAGAACTACTGCATTCCTTAATAATAGTCAAGTAACTATAGATAAAGGTCCTTATATTGTAGTAGAAAATCTTACTGGATTAATATTCCCATATTCTATGTTGACTGTGGATATCCATAGTTCGACAACAGTATCTACAAGTTCAGCCACATATAACAATACTAAAATTGGTACTGCTACTGTATTTGGTACGACATTTGATAGTTTGAATTCTGGAACTACTAATGCTTACAAATTATTCATTACTAATATAGCGATGAATACTGGTAAAACTATTAGTGGTGCTCGTTCGTTTATTATCAAAACTGGTTCTGGTACATATACTTGGACATTTAAAGCAGATTACAGTACAGAAACTTATGACAAGTTAGATATTCTTGGTGCTACTGTTACTGATGTTACTGTATTCAATTCACAGAATTATACCCAACTATTTCCGTTATTGAATAAGCCAGTAAAAACTCACGTTAATCCCTTAACTAGCACTACTGATATTTCTTACCAATACTATAAGGAATTTCTAAGTACGACTTTTTCAAGATCTTCTGGCAGTACAGTTGGTTCATTTACACTAAGTGGAAATCAGTTCTTTATTGGTAGTGGAATCGTACCATCAACTACAGTAGCTACGCAGTGGTATGCTGTTGTTAAGACAGTTGGAAGTGGTACAGGTACTGCGCCGACAGTTGGGACTATAATCAAATTAGAATCAGGTACTGTTAATATTGCTAGCAATACTTCTGCAACTGTAACACTACCAGTGGATTATAACTTGACGCTGGATGTATTTACTATTATTGGCGAATCTGTAGCTAATAACAGAAACAAAGTTAAGAATACCAATGCTACTTTAACTGTAACTGGAGAATCATTAACTGCATCTACAATTTCATTATTGAAGGCCGATGGTTATAGATTGGTAAGTGTTATCGATGATATGTCAATAGACCATACTTCAAAATATGAATTCTATACTGGTCAGAAAGATGCTTATTATGACCATGCTTATATCAAATTAGTAAATGATAGAGTTACTCCAAAATCTAGCAATCCTAGAATAACATCTTTGACCATAACATTTGATTATTTTAGTCATACCGGAACAGGACCGCTTACAGTTGATTCTTATACTGGAGTACTTGAATATGAAACAATTCCAGTTTATAGAACTCAAAGTGGTGACATATTAAGACTTTCGGATACTCTTGACTTCAGACCTAGAAGAACAGATGGTTCTACTACATTGCTATTCGATTCGTATAAGAAACCAAACTTTGGTAGCTACTTATCAACTGACTATGAATATTATCTACCTCGTATCGATAGAGTAGCAATCTTATCTTCATCAAGAGACTTTGCTGTAATAAAAGGCATTCCTTCTAAGTATCCATTAGTACCAGATGCTGGTGATGCTATGACGTTATACACTTTAACAATTCCAGCATACACATTTGACTATAAAGATATTGTTGCTGAATACGTTGATAATAAACGCTATACCATGAAGGACATAGCAAAGATTGATAAGCGTGTAAATAGACTTGAATATTATGCTACATTATCATTATTAGAAAAACAAGCAACAGACGAAGCAATTCCTTCAGATGTTCCTGGTATTGATAAATTTAAAAATGGTATTTTGGTTGATCCATTTGCTGGTCATAGTGTTGGTGATGTATTCAGTCCTTATTATAATTGTGCCATTGATTTCGTTCAAAGAGTATTAAGACCGGCTTACGTTAAAGACACATTTGATTATGTGGTAGATGAGTCTGGAAATTCTTCAGTACTGATTTCGAATAACCATGCAGTACTTGAATATTCTGAAGTTCCAGTTATTACTCAAGCAGAAGCATCTGAATACGAGTCAGTCCAACCATTCAATTCATTCAATTGGAATGGTGTAATGGATATGGATCCTCCAACAGATATCTGGGTTGATACTACATCTGCAGCAACTTCAGTAGTTAACTTGAATGGTGAATTTGACCACATTACTGGCGGTAATGGTCAGGTTTGGTCTGACTGGCAAACCACTGGTGTTGGTATTACTGCAATATCATTGAATACTAAAGTAGATGTTCAATCACAAGTATCTGTCGTTAAATAAATATTATAAAGTTTAACATAAGGAATAAACAGTGGCAAAATTAATTTTAGAAAGTGCAACAAACCCTAGTAGTACCACAACTCAGGTTGCTACCACTCCAGTAAATCCAGTCGATACTGTAGCAAGAGATTTGGCAGCTGCTGCACTTCAAGCTGCTCAAGTTCCTCCTAAAGTGAGTGTGGACATCAGTGCCACTACAACTACTACTACAACCCAATCTAAAGTAGGATTACAATTCTCATCTACTCAATCTACCTTTGAGACCAATCTTGGTGAGAAGGTTATTGATACTTCGTTGATATCCAATATCAGATCTAAGAATGTATACTTCAGTGCTTATCATTTAAAACCATTGACTGAATTACATGCATTCTTTGATAATATCAATGTGGATGCTTATATTGCTCCTGCATACAGAGTAGTGCTGAATAAAGTTGTTCATACTAATAGAACAAAGTCTTTTGCTAGAACGAATAGCAATTGCGATGTATTATTTGCCAAAGGCAAAACTATTTACATTACTCAATCACCAATTGATAGTGGAGCAGCAAACGGTTATTTGGCTGCTGCTGATACCTTTACTTGGGATAGTGTTACCTATACAGTTGCTAGTATTGCTAAATCGGATACATTGACTACTGATGAGAATGGTTATATTGCTGGAACATTTATGATTCCAAACAATTCAGATATCCATTTTAATACTGGTTCAAGAGCATTCCTTTTATGCGATAGTGTAAACAATAATGCCGCAGAGATTTCAACATCTGCTGAATTTATGTACTATGCTAGTGGTATGGCTCAAACCAAACAGGCGCAAACCTTATCTACTAGAATTAATCAGGTAACAATTAATCCATTATTGAAATCAGCATCAACTGAAACATCAAAAACTGTAGCATATCCGACTGCAAAATCAGCAGTTGCTCCAGTAACTATTCTTACCGATACGACTGCTCCTACAATTGTTTCTTATAGTCCATCTAAAGGAGCTACTGGTGTTGCCGTTGGTAACAATATCATTATAACTTTCAGTGAGAATGTTACAAAATATACAGGCAGTATTACGTTAAAGAAATCGAATGGTACGGTCATCGAAACATTTGCTATGCCTGGTAGTTCATTAGTAACTATTTCAGGTGCAGTAATGACGATTAATCCTACTGCTGATCTCAACCACAGTACTTCTTACATTATAGATTTGCCTTATGCTTGTGTTCAAGATGGAACTGGAAATTCTTTTGCTGCAGTTTCTGATTATTCATTTACCACAAGTCANCCTGCTGCAACATCAGCATTAGTACCAGTTGCATATTTTCCATCAGACGGTTCTTTGGACATTGATGTATCATCTAAAGTATCGATTCAATTCAATAGAGCAATTGCAAAAGGTACTGGTAATCTTGTATTAAGAACAACAGCAGGAACTGTAGAAACTATAAACACAGCAACTTCTACAAATGTTACTATTGTTAATGATACTATTACTATTGCATTTACTAATCTATTATCAAAATCTACTAATTACTATTTGGACATTCCTAGTACTGCTATAAAAGATACTGCAGGCTCTCCGGTATTCTGGGTAGGAACGACGACTTATGATTTTACTACAATATCATCTGTACAAGCAGTTGCTACTTCAGGTTATAGACAAGTAAGTAGATTAGGTGAATTAGGTGAATTAGATGTTTATGACTACATCTTAGATTTTACTACAGCTACTGGTGAATGTGGATTTGATATTACTACCGATATGACTAGAAAAAGTATTTCTGCTCAATTGTTCTGGGATGGAAATAAAGTACCAGTTGCAGGTACAGGTGGTTCTTTAGATAAACCTTGCTTCGTATCAACTAAGAATCTACCAATTGATGAAAAGTTTAGAACTACACGGAATTTTGTTGGTGCTACTTTTGCTACGATATCTCAAGATGTATCATCGTCAAATCCATTAAAATATAGATTTAATAAAACCAAAGCAAATCCTACTACTGCTATTCTTAGAATAACTTCAGCAGGACCATTTGAATGGAATCAAGTATTACCGGCATCAGTAACTCCAGTAGAAGGAAAAGCAAATTTCAAAACTATTGCTACTGGCGATGGAAATCAATTCTCACCAGTTTCTATGGATGGAACTACTGGATGGGAGCATTGGTATCAGGGTGATTATGTAAATAGCACTCGTGATGTTTCTGGTAATATGGATCATGCAAACTGGAACTATAAAGATGCTTCTGGTAAAACCCAAAAAGGATTGTTTAATGGATTCATAGCAATTCCGGCAGGATCAAAAACTTTATCTTTTAAGACCACGAATTCTGGTACTGCTTCTGGAACAGTAACTTCTATTGCTCCTACACTAAACACTTTAGATAACACTAATATAGTTAATGCTACACCTACTGTTTCGGATAAGATTGTTCATAGTCAAGATTCTAATGGTAAATGGGTAATGAGTAGACCATCGGGATTTCCTATCACAATACCAGCAGGTGGATATCTTACATACAACATCACTTTCACCTGGCCATTTACCTATTGGACACCCACATGGGATTGGAATACTGAAACTGGATTGACTGGTACTGTAAGATATAATGCTGTTGTAAGATTACCTAATAAAGATTCTATTATAGCAAAATTCCAACAATTAGTAACTGAAAAAATTAGAAGTTACATTTTCAGTGCTAAAAAAAATCCTGCCAGTGCATACTTGTCTGAATGGGATCTATTGATAGGTTATACTAATGATGATGTGTTACCAAACACATCAAAGATTTATATGAATTCGTGGATCAAATCTAGTATTGTTCAAGATGATCCATTAGCTCAAACATTCTTTATAGATTCGTCTAATCATCCTGACGGTTACTTTGTTTCTTCTGTAGACTTATTCTTCAAACAGAAATCGACAACAGAAGATATTACTGTCCAAATTAGACCTGTAATAAATGGATTTCCAAGTTCATCTGAAATCGTACCGTTTGCAATTTCAAGTCTAACTCCAGATTCAGTTAATCTTACATCTTATCCTGATGCTACTGATAGCAGTTCTTATACAAAGTTCAAATTTGATTCTCCAATCTATTTGACACCAGGAACTTATGCCATTGTTGTTATATCAGCATCAAAAGATTACTCTATCTTTACTTCTACTGTTGGTGGATTTAGATTAAGTGATTTGGATTCCAGAATTGCTGAAATTCCTTATACTGGTGACTTATTCAAGAGTTCTAACAGTCAGACTTGGTTGCCATCTCCATACCAAGATATGTGTTTTGTGATTAACCGTGCAGATTTTAGTGCTTCTGGAACAGTTGCATTCAAATCAGATAAACCAGTTAATAACTATTCTTTAGCTTATAATACGTTCCAAGCAGTTACTCATTATAATATTAATGATTATATTAGAGTGCAGTCTTCGACTAATACTGATAGAGTTTATCAAGTCATGAACTCAGGGACTTCTGGAGCTAGTGCACCAACTCATACTACCGGTACTGTTACTAATGGTACAATTTCATTGCAGTTTATAGCAACAGCAACAAGATGGCAAGATACAGAAGTTCCTTATGATGTATATTTTGCTCAAGGTGAGAATGTATTATTTAAGAATTCTGAAGCAAAACATTACTATAAAGGTACCAATTCATCAGGTGTTCTTGATACAGATTTCAAAGAAATTATGATAGGTTCAAACTACGAAATGGAATCAAGAAAGGTATTGGATTCTAATGTTAAGGATATCTACTCTAAAATTGAATTGAGTACAAATGATTCTAAACTATCACCAATTATTGACCTTACTAGATTATCAAATGTTTTGGTTAGAAATTTAATCAATGCTGATACTATTGCTCCAGATTTTGTTGCTAATACTGATGTTACTTCTGGCGATTATATAAAAGTTCTTGTTGGAACAACTTATAGAATGTATCTTGTTATTACTTCAGGAACTACATCAACTGCCGCACCAGTATTTGTTGGTGGTGATATATTGAATGGAACGGCATTATTAAGATACGTGGGTGAAACTAACAATGGTGACACTGAACTTCTTCCTGCTGGAGGTACTGCATTATCAAGATACATGACAAGAAAGGTAGTTCTTGCTGATGGGTTCGAATCGACTGATATTGTAGTAAGATTTAATGCTTATACTCCTATTGGTTCTACTGTTAAAGTTTACTACAAAGCTGCATTCGTTGATGGTAATACTACACTTGAAGAATCTCCATATCACGAAATGGTTCTTTCGGAACGTGATGCCAATTATGCTGGTTCTTTTGTTGAACATAAATTTATATGTGACTATGGTGACAATATTCTTCCTGGCGTAAGATATGCATTACCAAATAAACAAAGATTCAATCAGTTCTCAATTAAGATTGTTATGCTATCAGCCAACACAGTTGTGGTTCCTAAAATTAGAGATTTGAGAGTAATGGCACTGGACGATTGATATGGATTTGATGGAACTAGATGATACTAAAGACCTAGTACGAGATGTTCACTCTAAAGCACTATTGACAGTTAATAATAGCAAATTGCGTGAACATCAATCCAAAAGGGATGCTGCTAGAATGGTTATGAAGAATGCCGAGGACATCTCAGTCTTGAAAAATGAGATGTCTGATATCAAACAGATGCTTCAACTGTTAATAAATAATACTAATTATTCAAACAAATAAGGAAATTCAATGGCAATCGTTCTAAGAAGCGTTAAAGGTTCACCTTTAACAATCTCCGAAGTTGATGGCAACTTTACTACACTCGATTCGGGCAAACTAGATAAAACTGGCGGTACTTCTTTATATCTTGGAACAGGAGCCAATAATACTCGGTTTCCTAATGCCCTAGCTGTTATTAGTAATACTGCTGTAGGCATCCAACAAAATGAACCTCATAAGGCCGGTTTAGTATCTGAAGGAACAGGAAGTTCTTTAACTACTACTATTAGTGGCACTTCTGGCGCTACATCTATTATTGTAGGTTCTGCTACTGGCATTTTAATTGGCCAATTAGTATCAGGCACTGGTATTGCTCCTAACGCTACTGTTACTAATATCGTCAGTACTACAATAACTGTATCTCTTGCTAATACTGGAACTGTTTCTGGAACAGGCACATTCAGTAACATTGGAGTTGGCGTTTATGGTAAAGGTTATGCGGCTGGAGC